TTTTTTAGTCTTTAATTTTTCTTCCATTGCACGAAATTGTGCTGCCGAAGACGCATCTTTCTTTTCTGCCATTTAAAATCTCCTCTAATAATACAAAAGGGACGGGGGGATTACTCCACCCCGCCCCAAATGCACGGGCTTTGCTTGTTATTAAGCGTCTGCTGACAGGTATCCCTGACGGCTGCGGTTTGAACAGGTGAGTTCACCGAAAGCCATGACCAAAGCGTAGCGAGCATCTTTGCCTGCAACGGTTCCCTGCTGGAAGTCAGTGGTGTTAAACCAGTGACCGTTCATGCCGACCAACTTGAGGTACTTGGTGTTCAAGAAATACATTGAAGCGTTAGACACTTGGTTGCCTGGGACTGCGAAGTCAAAGACGACTGGTGTCTGCTTGAACATAAGGTTCGTGAAGCCAGAGTTTGCCTTAGCAACATCCTGATAACGAACATTGTTTGTCAAAAGACTCTCGTACTTAGCGAAGAGAGGCTCTGTCGTTACAATGATGTCAGGAACATCGTTGCCCTTAGAGGCTGTGTTGTAAGTGGTGCTCATGTTTGCAAGGCTCAAGGTTGCGTTCTGGATGCCCGACACGATGGTTGGGTTCCACCATGTATCTGTGCTTGAGTCAATTCCGCCAACTGTGTTGTTTTCATTGCCAGCGAGGTTAGCAAGACCGTTAAAGTCTTTGCCTGAGTTGCCAGTGCCGTCACCGAAAAGCATGGTGTTCAAGTCAGACTTGACGGACATTTCTGTCTGCATAATCTTTGCGTTGAGCAGTTTAATGATTGCTTCTGTTCCACGGTTTTTGGCTTCTTCAATACCGCTGATTGCGATGGAACCAGCAATTTGCTTCCAATCGTACTGTGCGGCAGAAATGCCATCTTGTGGTGTAAGGCTGATTGGGTCGTAGCCTGCGTATGAGGAAACGGTGCCGTTAGCCTCGTACATGAGTGGTTCTACAATTGAAGTACCGCCCTCTTCTACAACTACACGACCTCGTGAGTTTAGGTGTTCAAGAAGGACTAAATCCTTAAAAATGTTGTCAACCAATGTTGGTTGGTAGTTTTGCAATGTCGTTGATAGAATTGCATTGAAATCTGGGTTTCCAGCCATTATATTTCTCCTATGAAATTAAAGTGTTTTTTTATCAGATATTGAGCGTGCGTTTTGCTTGCTCAAATGCCTCAAATACGGTTTTTGGTGCCGCAGATATGGGTGCTGTCGTTTGTTTGCTAGATGTAGCGCCTGAAACAATGGCTGCTTGTCGTTTTGCTTCCACCCTTGTATCTTCTTCGGTCTTAGCCTTAGAAGCCACATTGGATTTGGTAAACACCCTGTCAAAAGCAATCTGTTTAAAGATTGATTCTAAGTCGGTTGAACCTGTAGCCAGTGCCTTAGCAACCACTTCATCGGCATCAAATGAATCGCCATATCGTGCTTGCAAAGACTCAATAGTTCTTTCTAGTTCGGACATTGCTTTTTCTTGTTCAAAGATTGCAATGCGTTGTTCTAAACTTTTGAGTTGTTGAGTTGACGGGTCTTCCCAATCAGTAGTCTCCCAATCTTCATCATTGGAAGTTTGATTAGTCAAACCATATGTTTCGCTCAACAGTTGCAGAGTCGTTGCTGGGTCCTTCTCAAGTGCTTCTTGAAGGGCTGCAGCGTATTGAATCTGCTTTCTTTGTTCGCTGAGTTCCTGTGTCTTGCGGGTATAATCCGCCTGACGCTGGTATCCAGCAAGTGCTTCCTTTAGGGGAACTACTACTTCTTCGCCATCTACTTGCAGTCTAACGAAATTATCGTTGTACTGGGTATAGTCAAAAAGTTCAATATCCTCTTCGGTTGCTTGTGCGACTACCTCAGCCTCAACACCTTGTCCATCTTCAATGGGGGTATCTACAGTTTCAATAGTTGTGTCAATTAAGTTTTCTTCTGTCATATTTATGGAGTCCTTTTCCTTCTTTAAGGTTGTTCCTTACATAATAGATTTTCTATTACATACCGCCCTCAAGGAACGGTAGAATCTGTTGCATTAATTCAGGTGGAATTTGCTCTGGAGTAATCTCCCCTGATTGTAGAGCCTCAAGTATTGCAAGGATTTCCTGAGGAATTTCACCCTCTGGTGCCATCTCTGGTGCCATCGGCGGTGCCATTTGTGGTTCTGGTCCCTGCTGTGAAGCAAGAAACTCATCAAGCATTTGCATAATCTCTGGTGGTAGGTCTTCTGGGGTTAGTTCCCCAGTCTGAAGAGCCTCAAGAATAGCCATTAACTCTTCCTCACTTGGTGCAGCCATTGGTGCCTGACCCTGAGGGGCTGGTGCTCCTTGTGGACCCATACCCATTTCAGCCTCAGCCTGAGCCATCATTTCTGGAGTAAGCCCTGGAATTCCTTCTGGACCCATAGGTGGTCCACCTTGTCCCATGGGCTGTCCTTCTGGTCCTTCCATATCCTGAGGAGGAGGTGCCATAAGGAATGCTTCTGGATTCTTTACACCAAAACCAGTACCGAGAACATACTCGGCAAGTTTTTCCATGTTTACGATGCCAGCGGCAGCAAACGGTTGCATTGCTGAAACCATCTGGAGTGCCATGTCACGGCGGAAAGCCTCATTGCGTGGAGCAGTTGAACCAGCCTCAACAGTAAAGTCAAACTCACCAGCAATGTAATCCTTATCAAACTTAAGCCAGATAGGAGAATTTTCTGTTCCGAGAACACGGATAGTCTGCTCTTCTGTCATGTACTGCTGTGCAAGTTTAATTAAGTTTTCTGCACATGCCGCAATTGAGTTTTCAATACCAACAAGTTTTTCAGAAACACGAGCATTTGAAGACTCGGCAATGATTGATGCTTCACGAGCAGTACGAGTTGTCTCTGGGATTACACCACGCTGGTATTCGGAAATACCTGACACACGGTCAATGTCGTTAGTAATCAAAGAAGATTGGTTGTAGAACTCAGGCGGGTTAATAACTGCTGGCATGGGGACAATAACATTATTTAAGTTTTCATTTCCCTTTACAGGAACGATAACATTGTCATCATCCGATACCAAAGCCTGACGACCAAAGTCATCAAATGCTGATTCGTTAAACAACCACTTGCGTGAGTAACGCTTTCTGTGGTTCATCATTTGTGTACGGGTTTCGTTTAATTCCATTTGCAATGGTTCAATGGCTTCCAACTCACCCATTGGGTAGAAATAGTTTGGAATGTCATAGTCACGAAGCATGATGAATGGATGACCAAACACATATGGAATCTTAACTGGCTTAACAAGGAACTTGTCTCCACCACTGTCGGAGAAGATGCTCATGGTTCCAGCATTGATGTCGTAGTACTCGTAGACATCACAGTAAGCCTCATCCTCTGTGTATGTGTAGTTTGCATTTACACCACCGCCGTTTGTATTGCCCCATCTTGAATAAGACGATGCACTTACTTCTTTGCGGGCTGCATAATCATAACGCTCATCATTTTGAACATCCTTGAGAGGACGGCGTGAACGCTGTGCAACCCAACGGATGTCATTCATGCATGTTCCGTCTGGGTCAACGAACATATCAAATGGGTCAACACGCTCAAGGAATGGGCGGTCTTCACGGATAATCATTACTGACTCAACTTGACCTGTTGGAACCTTTTCCGCTGCTTCATCTGCAGTTTCTTCAATGTCGTCAAGTTTCTTTTCTTCTACGAAACGATAACCAGTCTTTAGCCAACCATGACCAATAATTAATGAGTCTTTAACGGCACGCTGAAACTCTGGCTGACAGTTGTAGTGTTGCCACCAGTAGTTAATAATTGCTTCAGTAAGGATTGACTTATCACCATCTTCTGGACGGCGTGGATTAACTAAAATCTTTGGGCGACCGATACTAACTGCTGGGGCAAGAGTATTGATTGTTGAAAAAGAAATATTAACCAATAGGCGGTCACCTGCAACATTTCCTCTGTAATGCTTTCCACGATAAAGGTTAATGAGTCGTATCCACAGATTGTCGTACTGCTCATTTTCTCTCCACTTTCTAGAAGCCTCTACCTTTCCACGATATTTACTTAATTTATCTGAATTACTTTGCCTTGCCATGATTTACTTTCTCCCCTTCACGAGACCTTCTCCAATTGCTGCCAATCGGCAATAACCTTCTGGTTCTATTTCTTGTTTAACAATGTGACAGCCCTTCATCTCTTTACAATAAAAGGCACAGTTGGAGCATTTAACTCCAATACTTGCATTCTCATTTTCCGATGCTGACACATAGCCAACCCAAATACCGTTGCCATCGTTGTCTGCTAACTTGCCATATTCT